TGGAGCCCACTCCACCAGTTGCCGAATCTTGTCGCCTACGGTCGTGACCATTGGGTTTCTCCTCCATGTAGCAGGCACACCATCTCACTAGGAGATTTATGTCCGGCGGGAGTCTTGCCCGTGACAGCAGTTTGGCCCGTACTAGGCGGGGATCGAGGCCCAAATCGGCACAGGTCTGGTCGAAGGTGAACTCCCCGCCAGTGCCCTCAAACGCCCAGCGATACGCCGCTATCTGGCGGCGGAGGTCTTCCGCTGCCTTGCGGTTTCGGGGGGTGGTCAGGGCCATCCCGTAGCGCTTGTGGTCACGGGACAGCCTGCCCAGATGGGCGTTGGTGCGGACAAGAACCTCGATGCAAAACCGCCTCCAGCCAGTCTCGCATTCCTCAGTGATGTTCTGGTCGTCGTATTCCTTTACGGCGACTGCGATCATTTATTTTTTCGGTGCCTCGCAATAGCCCGTGCGGAGAGTTCCCTCGTTGAGTTCGGGCCAGACTTCGAGGGAGTGGATTGCCCCGATGACATTCCACGCTGCGTGTCCAAGATGATCCTCGTCCCTGTTGCCAGACAGGAACATGTAGATGTGACGGAGGGCATGATTCAGCATGTCGTTCGCAGGCATCCCGGCTTCCCAATTCCAGGCTCCATATTTGGACGCCCCTTCTGCACAGGCGGCAGCAACAGCGGCCAGCCCGATGGGCGAGATGAGGTCGTACCTCGTTCCCTCTGCGTCTGCCGACCGGACGGCACCGCTCTGATACTTGACCGACGAATCCTCAGTGTGCTTAATCACTTCACGATCTCCTTGAAACGGTTCTCGAACATCTGTCTGGCCTGCTGCCAGCAATACGGATTGATGGGCGTGTGGACAGGATCGGCCTCGATCCCCCAGTCATGCTCTACCGACATGAGGGCACGCTTCTCGGCAATGAGCGCCCGGTTGTCTGCCACCTTCACGGACTTGGGCATGGGCCATGCCAGCCCGAACGCCTTGCCGATGGTCTGCTGTACGTGCTGCTCGAGCGCAACGTAGTCAGGCAGCATGGCCTTGAGTGGCCTCGCAACGTCACCCAGATACGCCTCGCTGGCGTCGTGCATCAGCCCCCACAGTTCGTCCTGCGGGTCGCACAAGCGGCTCACCATGACGCTGTGCTGGGCCACTGAATACGGAGCCACCGAATGCCCGGTGAAGCGATTGATACACGCCAGTGCGTGAGCGATGTCCGGGAGCCGGACGTCCTCGACTGTGAAGTTGGCAAGGTCTACCAGCTTGCCTGTGAATGTCTGCATGGTTGTTGCGTTCATGTCGCCTCCTCGCATACGAACTGGTCAATCGAGTGCAGGTCTGCGGCTGGCACGAAGAAGGCTTCCCCGTACTGCCCGTAGTTCGCCCGGTACTTGTCCTGCTTTGCTTCGGTCGCACCCATCCACCCGCGAATCTCGTAGTCGTTTGGCCCACCAGTGACCAGCACGAATACGTCTTCATCCTTGTCGCCCTCTCGGACGATGAGGTCGTAGCAGTGGAGGGATCGTGTTCGCACTTGGATGTTCTTGCCGATGTCGCCGCCGCTCTTGAATGTGTTCACGGAGCCCGACCAGTAGCGGCCGGTCGCCTTCGCGAACGCACACTCACCGAGCGCGCCGAGAATGTGGATGTGCCACTCGTTTTCTTTTGTTGGCCTTGAGTTTTGCAGGCCCTTTCTTAGTGCTTCGACGTTTCGGCTTACGCCCACGAGCGCTGCCCGACTTACCTCGAACCACTCCAGACTTACTTTCATCGCCCTGCTCCTTCTGTAGGCGCACCCACCCGTCGTCATCGGGGATAGGACTTCCGATGTCCTCGTCGTCTTCGTCGTCGTGCGGCAGAAACTCCGCGTGCATCACATCGCTCCGTCGGCCTGCTGAACGAATCGCTTGATCTGCTCCAGCGGGAACGTGACTAGCCACTCGCCGCCGTTCTTGCGGTGCAGTACGACAGGGCACAGTTCGCCACACTGCTCTCTGGACTTCTCCATCACGGCATCGAGGTTCAGCCCACGCTCGACACGCTTCACTTCCAGCCAGAGGTGCGGCGTGCCCGGCGAGATGAGGTCGCTGGCCGACTCCGTGCCACTGTGCTGCTGGCTGCGACGGCTATGGGCATTCGGCAAGAGGCGGTTCCATTCCGCCGCAGCCTCAAGCTCGCCGCGCTTGCCTTTCGTCCGACTCATCTTCCCCATGTCAATCAACTCCTTTGGGATTCCGTGCTTCCTTCGCCACCCGAACACACGCGCCGGATAGCGTTGCGGGCCATAACCAAGATGAGCCTTGTGGCGGAGATGAGCCAGGAACGCTGGGTCGTAGTTCGCGTCGTCCACTTCTCGCTTTGCCGTGAGGCACATCCCTTTCGTGAGGTCGTGCTTGCCCCCGTAGTGCAGCCCGTCGTGGCACCAGTGGCAGAGCCGCAGCAGGTTCCTGCGGTCGTGCTTCCTGCCTGCCCCTTGCTGCAAGTGGTGGATGTGCAACGCCTCTGTCCTCGTCCAGCACACCGCACAGAACTGGTACTCGTCCGCGAAGGACGAAAGTTCTTCACGCCCATCGCTCACTCCCCCTCCTCCATTGCGTAGTCGATCATTGCCGAGACGGCGGAAGTGAATGTGTCGGCGTCCTCCTGAGTCGTGAACTCGATCTGCCACCGAAACACTCGCTCGCCAGTCCGCATGTTGGTGGCCTCCTCGACGCGGTGAATCCTGCACGCGGCCACCCCGCCCAAGTTCTTGGCGTGCGAAACCAAATCCTCGTTCTCCTTGAACAACGCCGAGAGTGCCTGCCCTATGAATCCCGCCATGACAACGACTCCTTTCGCGAATGGGTACATCTCATCCTCCGTGCGTCTTCAACCAGTTCGCAGCCGTCGCCAACCAGAACGACAGCATCGTCAGGTCTTCCGAATCCGTGATCGTGACTAGCCCTTCGGTGGCAATGGCGACCATCGACTTGTCCGGCTGCTGCTTCCACTCCTCGCCGTCCGGGTCGTCGCCCACGATGGCGTGCAGGACACCCATGCCCTCCGCAGGGCGGCACAGCGCGGCCAGCCGCACGCCGTTGTCGCCGCTGAATTTCAGTAGTACGAGGTCTTTCGCCACGTCTGTCACCGTTGTGTGTGCGCACCGCTTCCGTGCTGAGAAGGGCCCAGTGCCCTACGTCAGCAACCCCACTGGGGGTAGCGGTGTGCAGCCTTATTCGGCCCTTCCCTCAGCAAACCACCGGGACGTAGCGTTGTTGCAGGATCGAATACCTGCCCGTTGCCCGGATTTCGCGCTGACACCACTCGGCCGCTCGATCAAGTTCAGAGCGGTTTCTTTAGGCTCGACCGTTTTCATTTGTTGAGCGCTGACCGATACGAGGAAATCAACAGCGCTGTGTCTTGATGCGTCGGAGTACGCCGAAATCTGCATAGCGATCAGCGTCACTCCAGTTGAACCACGCACGACCAGCAGTAATTGCAACTGGCACGCATACGATGGCTCGGGTGTTCGTGTTGACGAGGACGAAGGCGTCCACGTGCTTCGGGCAGTAGGTCTGGTTCTTGTGTGCGCCACGCCGAATGCGGATGCGGCGACTGTTCTTCCCTTGAGCACTGGTCGCCTTGACTTGCAGCCGCCAATACCGGCGCTCGTGAAAGGCCAGCAGGTCATACCCGTCATCGACCAGCGGAATGGCGACCGCGAAGCCGTCGCGGAGCAGCCGCTCCACAGCCATCGCAATCCCGATTTCGCAAACGACGCGGCCATCTGGTGCCTCCATGCACGCCTCCTGTTAGGACGGGCGAGTCTCCTTCGAGCGACGGTCCAGTTCCTTCCGGACCGCTGACTTGAACGGCGAGTCCTTCTTGGTGGACTGCATGACCCACGAGAGGTAGCCCTCCGGGATCGAAGTGAGGGGCTGGCCTCTGTACTTGCCGTACATCATTCGCCAGCCACGCGGCTGCTTCCCCTCTGGCTTGGCAAACGGGTCGCGTGACTCATGGTCGAATGTCACGCCAACGACGAGCGACTTCCGCTTCTCCATCAACTCCTGCGCCTGACGCTCCAGTTCCTCGTGGTCGGCTGCGTCGGCCTCCCGGATGGCCTCCATCGGATCAACGCCGTCCATCGAGAGCGTCTCCGCCAGCCGTTCCCTGCGGGTGGGAGACTTGCGAATCTTCGCGTCGAGAATGTCGAACACCGTGAGGAGCTGCTGGTTGCGGATGTTCCCGGTGATGTCGTAGTAGTTGAAGCACGGCTTGCCGCTCGCCAGGATCGCAGCCCGTCGCTCATCGACAGTCATCTCCGGGTGGAGCGTGCCGGTCTTGGCACGAGTTCCTCGACCGATCCGCTGTTCCAGTTTGGAGAGGCTCTTGGTCGGCGCTGCCGAATAAATGTTGACCAGTTCTGGAAAGTCCCAGCCGAAGCCCAAGATGCCCACGTTGATGATGATCTTCGTCGCACCCGACAGGAAGGCGTCCATGTTTGCCTTCCGCTCGTCGGGCCGCTGCTTCGAGTAGACGATGCTCACACGCACGCCGTAGCGGTCGAACACCTCAGCGAGCAACTTTGCCTGACGGATGCTGTGGGCGTAGACAACGCTCGGCTGGTGCTTGAACGTGGAGAGGACGAGCGACGTCACCTCTTGGGCACAGTGTTCGGCGGTGAGGATGTCGGAGAGTTGCTTGCGATCCCACTCGCCAGCCACCTCGTCCACCATCGTGAGGTCGAAGGACTTCGACTCGCTGACGAAGCATCGCGGCGGCACCAGCCATGCGTCTTGCAGGGCTTGGGCCAGCGTGTACACGGACTGCGGGCGAGGGAAGTACCGCAGCCCCTTGCCCTTGCCCTTGTAGGGCGTGGCGGAGAAGCCGACGACGGTGGCTCCCTGCGCCTCGAAGTGGCAGAGCATCCGCTCCATCGCAGCGGTCATCTTGAAATGGCACTCGTCCACGCAGACGAGCGACACACGGTCGTACGCCTTCGCCTTGAACCGGTCGTTGGACAGCAGGCTGTCGCGGGAGCCGACGATCACCCGGCTCCGCAGACCATCAAGCCATTCAGCCCTGCGTCCTTGATGCTCGATGTCGCACTTCTCGCCCAGCCGCAGTTCCAGGCGGTCCCGTCCCTGACGCATGAGGTCGATCAGCGGGACGATGAACAGCGGATACTTGGCGATGCGGCACAACTCCGCGATCACCTCCGTCTTGCCAGTTCCCACCGGCTGGCAGACCGTGACCCGACGCTCGCCGTTGCGGGCTGCACGGCAAACGTCATCGACGGCCCGCAACTGGTAGTCGCGGAGGAACTGCCGCTTGGCAGCACGCTCGATCTGGCGGGTATCTTCGCCGGTCATTTGGCCCTCGCCTTCTTCTTGCGGGGCTTGCGAGCCTTCTTCTCTGCGGCGGGCTGCTCCGGCTGCTTCCACCGGTCGCTGCAAATGGTTGCCTCGCAGGGCTGCTGCTCTGGCTGGGGCGTGAGTTGCAGCACCGACTCGAACTTGGCGTTGACCCGCGTCAGCACCTCAAGTTCAGCGAGCAACTGCGGTACGACATCCGAACAAAACATCATGGCCGTCTCTGCATCCAGTTGACGCTGGGATGCAGCGATGGCGACCAGTCGGGAGTAGGCGATGAGTTTTTCGTTCATAGGTAAAAAGTGCCGGATGGTCGGGTGCCGCCGTCCGGCGCGGCGCTGAGGTTCACCCCGACCTCGTGATTTGTGGGATCAAGCCAACGCTGGTTCACGCTCCGTCTTGCCGCCCTCTTTTGCGTCGAGGTCAGCAGCCAACTTCTCGATCCGTTCAGCGGCAGAGGGCGGGAGCATTCCTTCGCTCACCCCCTTCTTCGCCCGCTGAACCTCCGACTTCCGTGCAGCGGAGTCCTTCGCCGCACGGACCTTTGAGACGAGAGCCTGCTCGATGCGAGCCTCGTCATTGGCTACGGCGACCGCAGCACTGCGGTTAGCCGTCTCACCGTCGTCGTCGTCGTCGGCAGCGATGCCAACGGCAGCACACAGGGCGACACGCTTGAGGTAGGTCGCGGTCTTCGCGATCTCCTGCGGCGGAATGTTGCCCTTCATCGGCAGGTACGAACGCTCAAACTGCCCGCTGCTGTGACCAATCGTGGTCACGAGCATGATCGTCCCGTCATCCTTGTGGGGGTGGAACGTCTGGCGGATGCTCAGGCCGTTCTTCCCGTACACCGCTCGCACCGTGTCGAACACGGTGGCAAGGTCGGCGTAGTCGGGCACCAGTTCGCCCGTCTTGCGGTCTTTTTTGGCCCAGTTGGAGAAGCACGTACGAGGTGCGTTGCGGAGTTCCCCGAAGGCTTTCGCCATCGAGGCGTACAACTCGTCAACGTGCTCGCTGTGCTCCTGCCAAATGGTCGTGTAATGCGCAGTCATTGCATTCTCCCCAGAACATGAGCCGGAAATTGAAGTTCCACTACCTCGCCGTGCGTATCCGGCAACCACCAGTCGAGGCTTTCACGAAGGCGTAGTTCCGCCAGCACCTTGTCCATGAGGCGCTGGCCTTCTGCGATGAGGGCCGCAGGCAACGTCACGACTTGGCAGTCGTGCGGAAGCGATGTGCTGATGACGATGAAGTGCAGCGGCTTCGGCTCCATGCCGCAGGCTTCCATTCCCCGCATGTACCAAGCGCAGGAAAAGTGGTACTTGAAGTCGAGGACGGACTTCCAGAAGTCGCGGAGGATGTCGGCCTCTCGCGTGCTCTTGAGATCAACGACGATGCCGTCGCTCGTCAGTGCGTCGAAGCGGCACCGGAGCCGGTCGCCGTCGGCGGTCTTCCACCGGACGGACAGTTCCCTCTCCACGATCCGCTCGATGAGCGACATCGCAGGGGGCGTGTTCTTGATGGCCGTGATCTCGGCTTTGATCTGCCGGAACAGCTTCGGCGGGACGATCTGCGTGTCTGTCCCGAACTCAGACTCAGCCCACTTCTTCGCTTCCTTGCCTACCTGTCCGGTCGGTGTTAGGGTTTCCTCCGGAGGAACCGCCCACGTTTCAAGGACGGGATCGCCCTTCTCGAACCACTCGTGAAGCAGGGTGCCATGCTCGATGGCATCGCCGCTTAGAGATGGCAGCGTGCGGGCAACGTGGCGGGCGTAGTAGAGAGGAATGCTGTCCAGCGCAGTCTTTGCGCTGGAGCAATTCCGATGATCCCGATCCCCGTGATAGACGGCGTTAGGCTCTCCACGCCGAACATCCGCAACACAGGCCGAAAACGAACCGATAGGCGAAAAAGAAGGGTGGCTAACGGGACTCGAACCCGCGACCCCTAGAATCACAATCTGGGGGTCAGTGCCGTCTGACTGAGGGGTTCGCCCCTCGCTGGAGCAGCCGGTCTGCGAGGGGGTCTTGACGCCCCCGATGTCTAGGAGAGACTTCCGGCCATCAACTTTTTTGACCGTCAGCGTTGCAGCCTGTTCGACATCCATGTCTCTGCCTCTCCTTGCCATTGCCACCCGCTACTGCGAGTGCCACATCCTTGCTGTTGAATACCAGAAAACTCTACTTCGTACCGCGAAAAACTGTCAACGGTTTCAAAGCGTCAATGTCTTCCTGCGATCCCGACTCGAAGCGGTCAAGCCAATCACCGTGAGCAACGACCGGGCGATGCTCCTCATCCTCCTGCGTTGGGCCTACGACGAGCATCTGATCGAGGAGTACCCACGAGGGATAGCCAAGATCAAAGCCAGCCGAGAACCGACTAGGGCATGGACTTTAGAACAGTGCTGGACGGCTGTCAAGTGCAGCCGGAACTGGCGTGGAATTTCGTTTCGCAGCGGGGCGGACAAGGGGGATTTCTTGGAGTGCTGGCTCCGGCTGGGCTATGCCACCGGCGCTAGGTACTCCGACCTGATGAAGTTGAGCCGCAGGCATCTGGAGGGCAGCAGGCTGTACTACTCGCAGAACAAGACCGGCTCCCCGATCAACGCGGTGCTGGACGATGACGCGATGGCTGCTGTCAATGCCATGCTGGCACGCAGTCCCGACGGTCGCATTCTGGGGTGGGCGTGCCAGAAGCGGTGGGCCATGCGGCTGATGAAGAAGCTGCTGGTGGAGTGCGGCCTGGACGGCAGCAGCAAGTGGCTGAGGCGCTCGGCAGCGACCCATGTCGAGCAGAAGCAGAAGGGGGCGGCACGGCTGTTTCTGGGCCACAAAACGAATGGCCTCGCGGAACGCTTCTACGTCGATTGGGGGCAGGTCAAGAGCGACATCCCGTCACCGCCACGCCTAGTCGAACAGTGACGGAACGGCAGTATCCGACTTCCGCTTCTTCTTCCGCTTGTCCCGCTCGTTGGGTGGCTTGCGGAGGTCGCGGCGTTCCCGTGCCAGACCACGAGCAACCGCCTGCCGCTGGAGTGCCCACTGCGGAACCTCCGGCTCCATGTCCTTCGGGATGTAGACTTGTTTGAACTCGCGGGTGTACGGGTCGATGCTCCCCTCGATCTCCCGGATGGCGTCGGCCAGCGCCTCCTCCTGCGAGACGTCCCGGAACTTCGTGCCGGTCAGGGCGTTGACCGCCGTCTTGGCAATGCGTGACGAAAGCGGGGCGTCTCCCCGCAGGTCGGTCAGCGAGCGAGCCACATATAGTGGACGGCCGACGAAGGGAAGGGCCTCGATGGGCTTCTCTAATACAGTGGGAACGTCGAACGAACGGTCGCCAGTTAGGTTGCGGCCGATGGCGTCGAGCGTGGACGAGGACTCGCCAAGTGGTCGGTTGGTGAAGAAGTCCTGCCCCGACATTGCCTCCGCGCCCATGCGGTAGAACGGATGCAACTGCAACCCCACCTGTCGTGCCGTTCCAGACAACGTGCCAGACAGCGTACCCGGAGTCTCGATCATGTTGATCTGATCGAATCCGGGAAAATCTAGGTCGGTCCAGTACCTCTGCGTGCCCGGAGCGGGACGTCCTCCCAGCATCTCCGGAACGGGAACGGCGAACTGCGAACGCAGGGCAGACGGTATGTACTGATTGTCATTCGTCTCCTGAGCGTTCTCGGTGGCTTGCAGGATTTGCCCGTATCGTCCACCCGGCCGCTCGACCAACTGCTTGAGAATCTCCTGGAAAATCCTGCTCTGATACGTGTACCAGGGAAAAATGTTCTTGAGATAGCGGCGTTCGAAGTCACTAAGGCTGCTCATATCAGCCTGCACACCCTTGATTCGCGCAGCCGCAGCGGCCGGGTCGAAGCCCTGACCGACGAGCGACATGAATCCGCTAATGCGGTTGATGCCGTCCGTAAGGGAGTTCATCTGTTCGCCAGCTCGTAGGATCGGGTTCTTCGTCTCCACGTAGGGGTCGAGTTGTGACCGCCAAGTCTTGAAGTCCTGCCACGCCTGCTGCCACGAGCGTCCCGGCTGCGGAGCGAACTCTCCCAGCATGGTGCCGATGTTGATGGGCCGAGCGCCAACGACGGGATCGAGGGCGGCGTTGCCCATCGTGCTGGCCTGCAACTCGCCATACATCTGGCCGTTGCCCTGCACCAGTTGGTTCGCGTGCAGGTCTTGGAAGAACAGGGCCAGCCCGTCGTCGCCGGAGTAGCGGCTCTGGCTAGCAAGCCACTTGCGGAATGCCGGGCTGTTCGGGCCGTTCTACATGAGGCTTGAAGCCGCCGACACCGCACCCGGCTCGAACGCACCGGCGAGCCAGTTGCTCACCGCACCAGAGTAGAGGTCGCGCACCGCTCGGGAGGGCCACGTGAGGATCGAGCCCCGCCATGCCGCCGTGTAGCGGTCGAGGTACTTAGCCAGCGCCCCTGCCGCTTCGCCGTTGGAGTAGACGTCCCTCGCCCTTGTCAGCCGGTCGACGGCCTCCTCTGGGATGGACACCTCAGACAACTTGATGTCATCCGGGTCCATGCCCCAGAGTTTGCCAAGCCGCTCCCGCATCTGTTGGGCACCGCCCTCTTGGGCGTTGCGGATGAAGTTCCCCGCCTCGTCAAATAAAGACTCTGAGGCGTCGTCGTAGGTCTTAGAGCCGATGCGGTTGAGCGCCTCTTGCATGGAGATGTGGCGACTCTTGCCGGTGTACGGCCCCCGCGCCGCAAACGTCGCCAGTGAGTCGTGCATCGTTCCCATCGTGGCTTCGGCTTCCGCCCGCCCGGTCAGGTACGAGCCGATGCTCTCGACGGGATGCTGGCCGAACAGAGGAGCCTGCTTGATTACGTCGTCCGGCAGTGCGTTCAGCGTGCGTGCAACCTTCATGGCTTGATCCATGCTGATTGCAGGCTGGCCCGCCGTCACCACTGCGCGGCCCTGCTGCGACATTCCGGGTGGCGGCGGCGGCAATGGCGACAAAAGGTTCTGGATGTACGCCGCAGCCTCCTCGTCGCTGCCTGCCGTCCACTTCGCCCCAGCCACCACAGGGTCTTGCGACAACTCCATGATGGTGTTGCGTCCGCCGGGCAACTGGAACGCATCGGTGCGGCGGAGCATATCGCCAGTGAACGCAGAGAGTACGTCGCCCAGTTTCTTGTCTCGCTTGCCAGCCACCTCCAGTGCGGCAGCAGCCCGGCGAGGGAGGTACTCCGTGCCGTAGGCGTCGATGGACTCTGCGGCGGAGAGCCCGGCCTTCCGGGAGCGATCCAGAGCCTCGCCTCGAATGTCCTTCCAGTAGCCGATGTAACTCTTTGCGCCCGGACGAGCGTCGATCCACGCTTTGTCGGCGGCCGACCACGCTTCCTGCGGCGTCTCGATCAGCCGTCCCATCACTTGGTTGCCTTCTTCGGTGAAGGCGTCTGGAGTTGACTCCCAGAGCTTGGTGACGTTGTAGGCGTGGGAGCCACGAGCCAGCGAGCCTGCCTTGCGGCGGGCCTCGAAGTTGGCAATGTTCGTCAGTTGTTCCTCTGCGTCAATCTTCCCCCATGTCTTTTGATTGAACATGGCGTTGGCGACACGGCCCGGCCCCGACCACCGAATCTTCTGCCCCAATGTGTCAAGGGCGTCTGCGTAGGCGTTGCCGAACCCCTCTCCAAGAAAGTCCCCAGTGATCTTGGCATCGCCTAGCGGCAGGCCCAGCCCGAAGGAGTCGGAGAGCCTCTGCCAACGAGCCGCCTCGAAGCCATCCCCCAGAAACCGCCTAGCGGCCTCTGCGGCCTTCTCCGGGTCGTCGGCGTACTTGATGAGGTCGTCCAGCGTCACGGCTCTCTGGGCCGTTCTTGTGCCGTACAGAGGGCGACCGACCACAGACGGGTCGAACGTACTGAGTGTGCGACCGGTCTTTTGCAACTCCCCCAGCGTGTTCTTTGCAACCTGCGGGATGTTGCCTGCGGCTACGGCCCCTGAGGAGATTGCCTTCTTGGTGGCTACGGTCGCTGCATTGTCGAGCAGGCCAGCCGCCTTCGCCGCCTTGCCAGCACTCGTGAGTGCAGTAGCAGGCCCGGAGATGTAACTGAGGGGGTCCGTAACGAGGTCAACCCCCAGCCCCGCCACGAACGATCCCCAGTTGTCCTCTTGGGGAACGATCCCGAACTCCTTGAGCAAGTCCCTGCCGCCCACCCGCTCGCCTGGACGGCCAGCCAGAGCCCCACGCAGGTAGTCTCCGGGAGCAGAGAGCGTGTCGGCTACACGGCCAACGGTGCCACCGGCCAGTTCCCCAGCCTGACGCAATACAGAGTCGCGTGCGTAGGGACTGACCTCCCCCTGACGAACGGCTTCGTCTGCCAGAGCCGCATCGTCAAACAGCGGCAGATAGCCGGGAGGCCGCTTGCTGTTTCGTGGGCGGTCGAAGAGTTCCATTCATCACGATCCGCGACGATACGGGTGATTCTGCTGGAGCGTCGGGCGGTTGCCGCTGAGGAAATCCATTGCGGCATCCAGTGAGGCACCGCGACCACTTGCGGGCGGTGCGGCGGGCGCTGCCGCTGCGGGTGCTGGCGGGGCTGTGCCGGGTGCAGCCGCCGTCATCGGCGGGAGTGCCGGGCCTTGCGCTGGCTGGCTTGGCCCGAAGAAATACTCCATCCACGTGCGAGTGTGCTGCGGGTTGAGTGACCCGCCAGATGCAGAAGCGAGAATCCTGTCGGCAGTCTTCTCAACCTGCTCGGGAGCCACCACGCCCATCTTCGTAAGGATGCCAATGATCGCCACTCGCTGCTGCTCCGGGCTTGGATTGCGCAGTGCGGCGTTGATCTCGTCTTGGAACTGTTGGGCAAACGGCTTGTCGCTGGGTGCGTCCGCAGCCTTTGCACGTGCAGCCGCCTCACCGGCCACAGCAACCGCAGCCGCATCGGCCTGCTGCCCAGCAAGCGACATATAGTCACGAGCCGCACGGTCGTTGCCGAACGAGGAGTGGACTGCCGCCACCTGCATCGGGTCGCCACTCTGTGCAGCCTCTTGCAGGCTCCGCATGTACAAGCCCTGAGCGACCATCGGGTTGTTCGCCGCAATCGTCATGTTGCGGTTGGCCCAGTTGTTGCGGACGTTCTGGGCCCGCATCCCGCCAGCCATCGCGTTGGCCGACTGGTTCAGCATCCGCAGTTCTGCGAAGCCGTTGGGCGTAGAGGCTTTGTTCATGACGTCCTCGAACGTCAGGAACGGCTTGCCATCCTCGCCGGTCAATCCCCTGTGGCGGGCGTAGATTTCTTTGGCGAACTGCAACTTCCGCTGATCGCTCATCCCTGCTTCGCGGTCAGCGACGGCTGCGTTCGACTTGTCTTGGTTAAACTTGTAGCGGAAACCGCCCATGCCGTTGTCCACGACGTCGTAGGACTTGCCCAACGCATCGTGCCGCTGCTGCTCACGCATGACGTCAGCCTTGAGCAAGTCCATGTCATCGCCGTACTGCGTGGCGTCGATGCCGTAGGCCATTGCGAGTGCCATCGTGTGTGACGCGGAGCCCGGCCCCTGCTCCTTGTCGGCGGCAATATCAGCAGCCGTCTGGAGCATCTGGGGGTTCGGTGCCCGAGACGACACGGAGCCGTCCACGTTGTGCGTAAACGTGCCACCGAACTGCGACATCGGAACTTCCGGGCTGTGGACGTTCCGCTGCATGGTGCGGCGTTGCTTGTCACTGTACTGGCTGGCATCACGACCTTCGGGCAGTGGCTTGCCAGCGGCCATTCGAGACTTGGCGACAGCGCTATTCTGGCCCGGTTGCAGATTGGGGTCTTTGCCGCCTTGAACACGGACGGTGCGGCTGGCAGCGCTTTCGATTTCGTGCGGGAAGGAGCCTGTGAAGTTGTCTTGATACCACTCCTCGAACGGCATCGTTTGCGTGTGCCCGCCGCTCTCGTACTTCTGTCGCAGGCTGGCCTGTGCAGCCGGTGACAGCGACATGAGCGATGGCGCTGCGGCGTCGGGGGTTAGCGGTGAGGTCGGGGCAGTCTGGATTTGACGCTCCCGCATGCCAGCGCCCGAATCAGCGGACGATTGATAACCCTGCCTGCGACGATTGTACGCTCCGCGATCAGAGCGTGCGTCCATGCGGGATCGCAAAGCTTCGTTCTGCGCCGACTCGTTTCTGTCAGCGATCATCCGGGCGGCAGTCTCCGTCGTGGACGGCATCTCCTCTTCGGCCTCGACAGCGCCCGGAAACGCCGGTTCGCCTAGCGGCGTGGGGTCGGAGTTGCCGACAAGCACCGGCCCTTGTCCGCCGAACGCCTGCGAGTGCCGCTGGAGTTCAGAAAGGCGGCGTGCTTTTTCTTGGTCGGTCATCATGATTACCTCCAGCCAGTCCAGTTCTGTAGTACTTGTGTCGTTCCGGCCCCGTCATTCCGGCGTGAGCCACGAATCCGTTCCAGCGCACGAGTGATGGCGTCGGCCTCTGCCTCTGCGTCATCCATACCACCTGCGCCCGATCCCGGCGGAACTGTGATCGGTCCACCAGCGGTCACGTTGCTGGAGCCACCGCCCATGTTGGCTGCGATGACCCCCGCACCAGCGAGTCCAGTAAGGACGCGAGGCAGCGTGAACCAACTCTTCTTGGGTTCGGGTTTCGGCTTGGCGTCCTTCTTGGTGGCGTCGTCCTTCGGCTTCGGGTCATCGGCCTTCTTGGCGTCCGGCGTCTCGTCAATGTCAACGCCGTCAGAGCCCGTACGCTCGCCAGTGGCGTCCGGCTTCCCTTCCGCAACAGGGTCGAGCGTTTCTCCGTCCGCCTTCGGGGCCGCTGGCTTGTCTGGTGCTGCGGTGGCTGCGGGCTTCGCCGCTGGTGTCGGGTCTGCGACGGGCGGCAGCGTGCCACTCTCCGAAAGCAACTGCTGCTGCACTTCCTTCCGCCGCTTGTTGGCAGCGGCACGAGCCTTCTTCGGGCTCATGCCCTCATCGACAGCCTGCGTGTACGCCTCCTGCTCTGCACGGGTGGCTTCTGCCTCGATCTCGTCGCGAGTCATCTTGCGGCCACCGGTTGCGGCGGGGGCTTCCACTGGCGGCAGCGTGCCTGCTGCGCCGGGCGTTGCAGCAGTCGGCTCACCAACTGGCGGCAGGGTTGCCGGATCAGTGATGTCGGTGGCAGAGGCTTCGAGGTTCACATCGCTCGCCAGCGGCTTGGGGCCTGGAAGGTTCGTAGGGCTGTATGCCGCACGGTTGGGCGTGTCGGGATCAAGGCTAGGGATGGCGTCTAGGTCTTGCGTTGTCCCGGTTGGAATCGCAGGCGTGTCAGAAACGGGTGCGTTGAGGTGGGCCAGCGATGGCTCCGCCCCGTCGATCCCGACCTGCGGACCTCGTGCTGCGTTGGGACCGAAGTACCCTTCGACTGCACTGGCAAACTCATCGCGTGCAAGTTCAAAACTTGGGGTGCCCTCGATGCGAGTATTGGCTTCGGTGCGCATCACATAGTCGGCCACCTTGCGTGGGTCGCCACCGAACTCCGGAAACTTCTCAGGGTCAAGCGGATTGACGCCGGGACCAAATGCCGACGAGAAAAACCGCTCCATCGCAGCAGCCTGCCGTGCAGGGCTGGCCCTTCCGCCGAGACGCCCACGCTTGCCGCCTTCGCCAAGCATCTCCATGTCGTCGGCACCAAGACCCTCCGGCATCATGTCTGCCG